TATTGCACCTGTTAGAGGACAAGTGTTAAACATAGATACAAACAACTCAACGGTTACTGGTCAAGTAGATACAATCAGTTCTGGTTCTGGTTCTTCTGGAGTAGGTTACACAACAACATCATCTTACTAAAATGGAAAACTATTACACCCTAAAAGAAAAAATATCTTCATTAGTAGGGCAACAAGTTCCTGAATATGTACAGGCGGATCATCCTGGGTTCGTAGATTTTGTTAAATCTTATTACATATTTTTAGAAAGTGCTGAATTACAAATTACAAATATTTCTGAGCAAGATGAAGTTTTATTAGAAACAGGAAATCCAAATATTTTTAATAAATTAATATTTGAAAATGATGATACTATTATTCTAGAGGAAAATAGTTTTGCTTCTGCATTTACTTTAGGTGAAACAATTACAGGCTCGGTTACTGGTGCAAGTGCAACTATTTTAAGTCCTGATACACCTAATGAAAAATTATTTATCTCAGCAAACTCTAGATTTAAAACTGGTGAAACTATTACAGGCTCTAGTTCAGGTGCTACAGCTACGGTTGGTAAATATCGTGCAAATCCAGTTCAAAATATTCAACAACTTTTAAATTATGCTGACGCTGATAAAACAATATATGATTTTTTATCACAAATGAGATTATCTTTTATGCAAGGTATCACAGAAAATTTATATACAGATGTTGACAAAAGAAAAACTATAAAAAACATAAAAGACCTGTATCGTGCAAAAGGTACAGCAAAGGCCAATCAACTGTTTTTTCAAATGTTATTCAATGAAACTCCTGATATCTATTACCCAAATAGAGATTTATTAAAACCGTCTATCGGACAATTCAATGAAAGAACGATTGTAAGAGTTCTACAAACATCAGGTAATATATTGAATACAATTGGTCAAACACTCAATATGGTAAGTGGTACTGATCTTGCAAGTGGTAGAGTAGAAAATGTTACCGCATTTAGTGTTGGGGATACTTTTGTTTATGAGTTAGAATTAAATCCTGAAACAATAACAGGAACTTTTTTACATGGCGCTACAGTTACCGCTATTGATAGTACTGATAATACACTGGTTGCAAAAGGTACAGTCAATACAATAATAGATAAACTCGCTGTGGTTAATGATGGCGCATTATATAATAATGATGATCTGGTTACAATATCACATACTGGTGATGGTGCTGGTGCCAGTGCTTTAATTGAAGAAGTAGGTAGAGGTGGTATTGAAGAAATATTTATTGAAAATGGGGGAAGTAATTATGCTGTCGGTGATACTGTTAATTTTTCATATACAAATTCAGATGGTGCAAATGCTGAGGCTTTTGTTGCTGTAATTAATGGTGGTTTTGCAGGTGAAACAGGAACATCAGCTGATCATATTGTATTAGAAGATGGTACACAGTCAGGTGACGCTTACGAAGGTGATAAAATAGTTCAAGAGGATGCAACAACAGGTACTGGTGAAATTACAGACATACTAGTTACCAGATCAGGACATGGCATGATAGGTTTACCTACCGCCACAGTAACCAGTGACTCTGGTTCAAGTGCTGTTATAAAAACATACGGCGGTGAAATAGGTAGAATACAAAAATATAAAATAATAGATCAAGGTATAAAATTTAACGGTGGCACAATTACTGTAGCATTACCGTCCTACATATTCTTTACTAGTCTAACAGGATCAATATCTGCTGGTGAAACATTTACAAAAACTTCTGGATCAGGTGCTGCAGGTGGTAGTTTAACAAGTATTGATACAAGTACAAATATAGCTAAAGTTTCAATAAGTTCAGGTGCTATTGTTGAAGGACAAGTGTTAACATTTTCTGGCGGTGGCACAATTACTGTAAGTAGAATAGATTTAGGAACTTCTACAGCCACATCAGCAACTAAGGTTACAACATCTGGTAGATTTACTACTCAAGATGGATTTATTTCAGAAAAAGATAAAAGAATACAAGATAGTTTATATTATCAAGATTATTCATATGTTGTCAAAATTGGCGAAAGTATTACAAAGTGGAGAGACTACATTAAAAAAGCAATACACCCTGGCGGATTTGCTGTAACCGGTCAGGTAAAAATATCAACAAGAGTAAGTGGTCAAATTTCTGTGCCTGTTGATGGTATTGTATCAGGAGTTCAAGATACTCCATTATTTTCTACATACAAATTCTTATTCTCTACTGTATTTGGTAGAAGGGCAGGAACACCGACTGGAGGTACAAGTTTAAGAGCAAATCCTATGGTTGGTAATGACAATAGAGATACACATACTGCAAGCACTAGAGATGTTACCGTAAACAGAAAATTAACAGTAAAACTAGTCGGTGATTCTGAAGATTTTGGTTTTAAAATAAGAGGTCAAGTTAGAAAACATGGATTTGCATACGCAGGACCTAGACTGAAAAATGCATTTCAATTTGGGTTATTTTCAGGGCCATACATAAATGGTACTGGTGTTCCTGTGTCTCAATGGGGTAATTATCATTTATCAGGAATGTTAGATAGTACACTAAATGGTACTGTATTAACATTAGCAGAATTAAACGATCCTACGAATAATAGTAGAAATTTAAAGACAAATATTGCATTCCCAATCGAGTTTTCTAAAACAGTAGGGGATTTCTCTACAACCACTAGGACTTTTGATAGTTCAAATACAACTTTTGATGAGGACGATCTAACTTAATCGTATAAATAGTTTATATGGCAAAACAATCAATCAATTTAGGATCAAGTGCAAATGACGGTACGGGGACAACTCTTCGTGCTGGCGGTGATATAGTAAATGATAACTTTAATGAGTTATATACTGCATTAGGTGACGGGTCAGACTTACAAATTTCGATATCTGGTTCTCCTAGTTCAGGAGATGTATTAACTTGGAATGGTTCTGCTTTTGCTTCTGCGACACCTAGTACCCTTGCAAACATTGTTGAAGATACAACACCTCAACTTGGCGGCAATTTAGATGTTAATGCAAAACAAATCATATCAGCAAGTAATAACAATATAGTTATAACGCCTAATGGTTCAGGTTCTGTCGTATTAGATGGTCAATCTTGGCCTCAAGCAGATGGTTCTGCTAATCAAGTTTTAAAAACAGACGGTTCAGGACAGTTATCTTATAGTAATCTTGAAAGTGTTGCTGCTACTCACATTCAACTTCCTGTTTATGCAACTACAACTGCTAGAGACGCCGCACTCGGTTCTCCTGCTGCTGGGATGATGATTTACTTAACCGCAACAAACAAAGCACAAGTGTATAATGGTAGTGCTTGGACAGACTTACATTAGAGGATAAATAACAGGAAACATTAATTAAGTTTGTATAAATAGTTAAATAGGAAAAAACAATGGCTGCAATAATCACTTCAAAATTTAGACTAAACAATGCGGAACAGTTCGTAGAATCATTTTCTGAATCAGCGGCAACTGCGTATTATTTGTTTATCGGTAGATCATCTACTTGGCAAACAGATACAGATGTTCAAGGAAATACAGTAAATGAAGGTACAGACTCTTCACCGCCTACACCAAATGATGATGTAAGTTCTGAATTCTACAATTATGATGAAATGCTTGGTCTAAAAAAGGTTGCTTCTTCAGATGTGTCTCAAGTTATTCCTAAAAGAATCTGGACAACTGGAACAACTTATGATATGTATGAACATAATATAAGTTCTTCAAATACCTCAAATAGTGGTGCAACAAATTTATTTGACGCAAATTTCTATGTAATTAATTCTGCTAATAATGTTTATAAAGTTATCGAGAATGATGGTAACACAGCGTCAACTAGTGAACCTACTTCTACTTCAAATTCTATATTCTCAACTGCTGATGGATACAGATGGAAATATATGTATTCACTAAGTACAACACAGGTTACAAACTTTGTATCAACTGACTTTATGCCTGTATCAACAAATTCAACTGTGGCAGCTGCGGCTGTTGACGGTGCGTTAGACACTATTCTTGTTGCTGCTGGCGGGTCTTCTTATAATGTAAGTGGCGGAGGTACTTCAGGTACAATAACTGCTGTGCCAATTCGTGGTGATGGTTCTGGTGGTGTTGCTTCAGTAGTATTAACTTCTGGTGCGATTACATCCGCAACAATAACAACTGCAGGTACTGGATATACTTATGCATATATTCGTAATGCAGATATAATTGCTGGAACAAATGCAGGCGGCGCTGGATCAAGTGGTAATTTAAATGTGATCATTCCTCCTAAGGGCGGTCACGGTAAAGACGCTATCAAAGAGTTAGGTGGTTTCTTTGTAATGATGAATACAGACTTGGCTGGTAGTGAAGGTACTTCAGATATTTTAGCAACAAACGATTTCAGAACAGTAGGTATTGTAAGAGACCCAACAAACTTCGGTACTTCAACTGTTTCAACAGGTACTACACTAAGAGGTGTTAAGGCAATTAAAATTGCTTCATCTCCTACACCAGGCACATTTACGATTGATGAAGAAATAAATCAGGCGTCAACTGGTGCTGTAGGTAGAGTAGTATCTTGGGATTCTGATAATAAAATTTTATATTATTGTCAAACTAGATTCCCAGATTATGGTACAGACGCAAATGGAAATTTGACAGCATTTAGTGGCA